TATTGTCAAAATCATATTTATATGATTTATGTGGGAATTGGTCTTTTGCAAAAATATTACTGTCAATATATAATCGATAACCCCACTCATCACCCATTATTTTTTTTAAATTAGTAACAGTACATAATATTCCAGATAGATATTCTGGTAATCTCCAATTTCTTTCTTTTGTTCTAAACATTGATTCTGCAATAATTTTTTTCTTTGTTGATAATTTTCTATGCATTATATAATTTTTTCCTTTTTCTGGTTCAGCATTATAATGAACAGGATCTGGATATAATTCTAGTCGACGTTTTGTTACGGTCATTGTGTTAACAAGATCTGGTTGTGAATCTGATCGTGGGTATAGTCGTGGATCTGGTTGTGGATCTGATCGTGGGTATGGTCGTGGATCTGGTTGCGGACATACATGAGGAATCTGTTCTGGACATACTTGAGGAATTTGTTGTAAATATAATTGTTTTTTTAATTCTGTATTTTCTAATGTTGATTGGTAATATAACATATAAATCTGATTCATTATAGATTGTAACAATTTTTCTACTTCTTCTTTTGTGTACTTTTTCTTGCCACCACCAATTTGATCATCTCCTTGATTTAAATTATCAAAAAAACTTAAAATATTTTTCTTAATGTTTTGCTTATTCATTTTTATTATTATATATAAATGAATAAGCAAAAAAATGAAATAAATATAATTTATTTGTTATAAGTGTTGCGAGCATAAATTGCGCAATTTCAAGGCCCTCTATTTAATAAATAGTTCACATGATATCCAATTACACAAAATTATAAAAATTTTCTTTAGATCAGTAGAACTAGTCAATATTCTATTGGATGTCATGTGATTTTTGATAACTTATATGATCTAATATGGTCAAATTTATCACATTAATTAGCGGGCCTTGAAATTGCACAATTTATGGTCGATACACTGTTTGTTATATTATAATTTCCAATAATCGATACCATCTATTTTAACTTTATTAGTGGATATAGATTTCATACCATATTTAATATGAGAATCTTTTAGATAATCGAATTCCGTATATAAAACATATGGTTTATTTTTATTATTTTTAATATATTCTAATCTAGTTTTTTGTAAAACAGAATATAATTTCTTACCTCTATATTCATCTTGAATAAAACCATAACATAATTCTAATGGATATTCGCCATCTTCGGTAAAATAGATCTTTATAAATCTTGACAATTTAAAAAAATTCATTATTATTATTAGTTACATCGGCATCCCATTTAATTTTGTCATATAATGAATTTAGTTTATTTTGTATATTTGAATCAGAACCACCTAAAAATGGACCATAAATTTTTGGAGAATCATTTAGCATTTCTACTGGTATTGGTTCAGTTGGTATTGGTTCAGTTGGTATTGGTTCAGTTGGTATTGGTTTAATCGAGTTAATTGATTTAATCATTATATATTTAGGAAATAAAATTAAACTAAAAATGAATAAATAAAAACACTTTAATTAATATAATTATTATGTCTTGAATCTAGACATAAATTATTCAAATTTATGTCTAGATTATTAATCCAATTTATTTAATCTAGATATAAATTAAATGACAACTCTAAATTCTAATCCTAATCCAAATCTCAATACTCTAATTACTACCGCAATTTCCTATGTTAATGGAGAACCACATATTGGACACATGTACGAAATGATTTTAGCTGATTTTATCACTAAATGGCACAAAATCTGTCTAAATCCTAATGTTAAATTATTAACTGGTACGGATGAACATGGAAAAAAATTCAACAAATTGCACATTCAATTCAAACAAATTTAAAAACTTAGCTGACGATGTTAAAATGTCTTATGATCATTTTATTAGAACAACAGATATTCAACATATTAAATTTGTTCAGACTGCAATAGAAGCAATACAAAAATCAGAAAAAAGCTCAGATATATATCTTGGCTCATATGAAGGTTACTATATGAATTTATTTCAGAACCATCATATTATTTCTAATTGTCTTCATATTATGATTTTATAAAATTCAATCTAAATGATAACCAACCAATTATGCAATTAGATTTAAATAACCAACTTATTGATAGATTATCTGAAAGCTACAATTATGATGTATCCAATTATATCAACAAAATCAGAAGAGATTTTTTATCGTATTTTGGTCTGAAGATAAAAAATATCTATGAATCAAATAAGATTAAGGTATTTAATCAAATTTGAATTTATTTATTATTTAGTATAATAATAAATATACCAAATAATGATAATCTATTACAAAAATAAAAAGTATGATATTACAAAATTTTTAAAACATCATCCTGGTGGATCACATGTATTAAAAAATGTAAATAATCAAAATATAACTTCACTAATATATTCTTATCACAAAAATATAGATAAGGTTGAACAAATCTTGACTAAATATCTTGTTTTGGATAATGTTCAAAATGATTTACCAATAACTAAATATGAATTATATCAATTACTGAAAAAACAAGTATTAAAATCGATACCAAATACTAAATATACAACTAAATCATTTATCTTTTTATTTATTAATCTTTTTATCCTGGCCTATTGTTGGATTAGTTTTTTTATATCACCATCATTGGTTTTAGCATTATTTATTAGTATATATAGTTTTAGTTATTTTGGAAGAATTCAACACGAAGCATCTCATAATGCGATTAGTAAATATCCAATTATAAACAAATATTTGCGTTATACTATATATCCGTTTGCAGGTGTTGATACTTGGGATTTTGATCATAATATTTTGCATCATCAATATACAAATACACATTTAGATGATGATTCAAATCCAGAACCACTAATGTATTATAATTCAAACAAAAACAAATCAATAAATAAATATTATAAATATCAACATATCTATTATTGGTTTCTCACACCATTTGTTTCAATTAACAAAGGATTATTAAAAAGTATAAAATCCTATGATTACAAATATATTGGAACTTTTCTGATATTTTTTATTATTCCATCAATCTATCATAGATCGCTTTTACCATTATTAATTAATTTTATATTTAGTGTATTATTCACTATTATAACACAGGTGAATCATATAGATGATGCCCAATTAGAATATACCCATACTAATGATTTTTTAAAGGATCAAATTCAAACAAGTATTAATTATAAAACTGATTTTATAACTGATTATTTATGTATTGGTTTGAATTGGCAGATTGAACATCATTTATTTCCAGATATAGCACACGAACATCTACACTTGGTAGCACCAATTGTCAAAGCTTTCTGTAAAAAATACAAAATCAGATATATATGTAAGAAGAGTTTCTGGTCAGCATTATATGATTATTGTGTATTCTTGTATGAAATACCAAGAAATAATACCAAGAAATAATGTCAAGAAATAATACCAAGAAATAATGTCAAGAAATAATACCAAGAAATAATACCAAGAAATAATGTCAAGAAATAATACCAAGAAATAATGTCAAGAAATAATACCAAGAAATAATACCAAGAAATTAAATACAAATAAATGAATAAGGTAATTATATTTTGTGTATAATATATATATTATGTTATACAAAAAAAAATATTTAAAATACAAATATAAATATTTACAATTAAAAGAATTATTAGAGGGTGGTACTCTTAGTACTCTTAATACTGCTGCTAATCCATTTGTTCCTGCTGCTGCTCCTGCTTCTAGTTTTGATACTTTTTTACAACAACAAACACTATCAAGATTACGATCAGCACCTTCAAAACATACAATGTTATCTAGTTTTGCTTACATATTAAATAGAATGACACATTTTGAAATAGTTCCAGAAATAGGACAGGGGATTCTTCAAAGTTATGATCAATTTCTCGATACATATATAAAAGAACCTTTAGATGCTAAACCTTGTATATATATAATTGATTATGCAAATATTGCTTTTAGATATACAGAAGAACTATGTATTAAATTATTAGAAGATATTTATAATATGTTAACAACTGGTGGTATTGTATTTATTATATCTAAAGCAACTAGTAATCCATATATATCTATTGAACATATATTAAATATACATACTGATAAACAAAAATTTAATGATTATATTAGTTCTAATCACTTGAATATTTTTAATATTAATATACCAGATAAAGCACTACGATCTGATAATCCAATTGATGATTTATTTTTTTGGTTTATAGCAACAAGTTGTTTTTTAACTTTACATTATTCGAATATATTACCTATCAATGCTATTAAATTGATAACAAGGGATACACAACGTTATGATACAGTAATATTTAGTGGACCACTACAAATAATTAATACTATTGTAATAGAAAAAATTGAGTATAATAGTAATGGATTTTTTAAATATTATCCAAGTCAAAATGATAGTATAATATTTAAAAATTTCTTAAATTTAGTAGAATGGGATATAGATATATATTTGTTTGATAGACCAACTAATATTTTACAAAAACAATATTATACTAATCCGAGATATACAGACCAAAAATATCTTGATAAACCAATTACAATATCTGATCATTTACAATATGATCACTTATTTTATAATTCTTTACACAAAATAACTGAGCCACTTTATGATTCTTTACACATAGATAAAACTAATCTATTTGGGCAATGCGTAAATCAAATAATTGCACAAATATTTAATTATGGGACATCTGTATCAACTCATAGAAATTATTTTATAAAAATAAATGAATTTTTCAATGGAAATCCAAAAAAATATAATCCAAAATTTGAGTTTACTTATGATTTTTTTAATACTAAAAAAGAAGTAATTGTATATAAGAAAGTTGTATTTGATATACGTGACGCAAATATGACTTATTCATTATATTTTATGTGTTTATTTAAATATATACATTATATTTTAACTCAACCAATATATTTTAATTGTACTGGTGATAAGGATGATGTAAATCAACCTTATCAATCATTAATACAATCACAAATATAGCCTTGGTGAATATTTCAAAGATTTATAAAGATCTATTTTACCGGTAAAATAGATCTTTATAAATAAAAATGGTTAACAAAATCCTCATTATATACATCCTACTTGTTAGAAATAATTTCATCCACCAAACCTTTTTCCAGACAAGTTTGTGCATCCCATGCAATATCTTTTTTTAGATTTTCTTCTAATTCATCTGCCAGAATATTAGTTTTATTCAGATACATTGATTTAATATGATCCATTAATTTAGTAGAATTTTCAAAACTATCTTTGAGTTGTTGATATTTTCCCCATGCGCCTCCTCTTAATTCATGAATTAACATATATGAATTTGGAGTAATGTATCTTTTTTTGCCACTTAAACTCAATAAGGTACCAGCTGATGCTACCATTCCTTTACAAATTGTATGTACGGGAATTTCCATAGATTGAATAGTATCAATTGCTCCAAATACTTGATAAACATAACCACCATTGGAGGTGATATATAATTTAATTGGTTTGGGTTTAATTTCAATATTAATAATATCATCATCATCTATAGCAGAAGCAGCATCTTTTTCTTTTTCTTTTTCTTTTTCAAATTCAGAAAATTTACGTTTAAGTTTTTTGCATTTTTTCAAAATTTTGGCTTGCATATCTAACAATGCATTCGTTAAATTAGACATTGATTTATGGTCAATAGGACCATTAAAATGAATTTCAGAATTAGACTCAAAAAAAGTTATTTTTTCAGTAGATACATTAGAATTGTATGAATCGGTAATATCAGGAGTGCTCATTGAATATATATTAATTTTTAACTATAATATGGTAATTATTGTCAAGTACTATAAAATGCAATATTTTTGTATAAGCCAATATGTTAAAAAATAATTTTTGGCCAAATCTGTCTCTCTCTCTCTGAGATTTTCACCCGAAAAACCCGAAAAAAATCGGGTTTTTCGGGTAAATTTTTATTCTAGATCTTTATTATAGAAATATTTTTTAAATGCAATACAAATGTGATAAATGTTCAAAGGAATTTAACCAAAAATCCCACTATACAGTGCATATCAATCGTAAGTTTTCTTGTGTACCAAATATTCAGACAATAAATGAACTTACAAATAATATTTTATTTATTCCGCACAAAACCGCACAAAACCCGCACAAAACCGCACAAATACCCGAAAAACCCGCACAAAACCACACAAAACCCATTTTTTTACCCACAAATAATCAACCAAATATAAATAATACACATAACAAAACATCTGACAACAATATTATAAATTGTAATAAATGCGGAATAGTATTTACAAGAAAAGATACATTAAAACGACATCTAGATAGATTTTGTAAAGCAAATAAAAAAGATGTTATAATTACTGAAGTTGAAAATAAAATAGAGCTCTTAAATCAAGAATTAAAACAAATCACACAAGAAAATAAGGAACTAAAAAAACTTGTTAAAATAAATCCCAAATGCAAGAATATTATAA